GACCCCCTAAAAATGGGGGATTTTCGATAGTTACTATTTAGTTGAGTAAAACGGTATAGAAAAAGTTAGCATTTAGTATCCTGGGGTTTCATCTTCACCCCAGCGATCAAATTCACCATCTTTGTTCATGCGAACAAAATCAACACTTTCTGAATAATATCCATTTGAGGTGCCATACCAACGAATAGTGATATTTCCCAGGATCGTAGCAAGCTTATAAAACGTCCAGGTATGAGAAGTGTCACTATTTGGTTTAGGTGGCAATTTATGATTATTTACTTCTTCAGCCAACATGATTGGTACACCTACAAGGTTTTCTGGGTCACCACATATATCTTCGATATATACCGATTCACAGCAATCTTTCTCATGCATCATTCGATAGGTTTTACCTTCATCAGTTTCAATAAGAATCTGATCATCAGGACCAGTTCTATCTACTACAAATGATTTCAGTGTTTGGCCTAATAACTCATTAAATTTTGCCATGTTCTATCTCACTTATGTTTGGCTTGCATATGTTGCAAAAGCCCACCTTGTTTTACTTTTTTCTGGCAAATAGGACATTCTTCACGCTCGTAGCTAATCGGAAAACCAGGGGCTTTCTCACCAAAAATGTCTTCATTAACATCACCGATATATTCACCAGTTTCTTCATCAAGTAGTCCTTCTAACATCATGTCAGCTATATCCCCCATGATTAATGATCCTCGTTATTACCTTCATGATTATCATCTCTGACCTGGGAATCTAAGAGTTCATTGAATTCTTTAAATACTTCAGTTGCTCTGCCTTTTAGCTCATTGAGTTCTATCCCATCAAGCCCAGATGCTTTCAGTAACCTATTATGCAATTTAGCTACTTGTGCCTTGGTTTCATGCTTAAACCCTTCATGTTCACTACTGTCATCAAGATCTGCAGTTACTTCATTGTAAACATTTTGAAGCCATCCTAATGCTATTGAATATGCTTCTTCCCGAGGGGTATTTTGATTGTCATTTCGCATAGTATTTTCCTGTTTTAAAAAACAAAAAAGCCAGCGGAAGCTGGCAGGAACTCACATATTATATTGTAAATTTATTTCTTGCTAAAACCTTTTAATGTAATAGCAAACCTGGCTCTCTGTCCCACTTTGCCACCTTTTTTAGCTGCAGCTCTAATCTTAAACATTGGAATCTTCTGTCCTTGAGGTACATTCAGATCTCTGTGTAATTGCCCTGGTTTTTTAATAGCCTTTTTAATGTCTAATTGGGGCATGGTTCTGTCCTCTCGAGAAAAAAATATATACCAAGGATGTTAATCCCCAGTATATATAATTTCCTACTAACTTAAAGCATATTCACTATCTAAGATGCTCTGACTCAAGTTGTCACTGAACTTGTTCAACTGGACAGATGTGCCTGATATTTCACTCAGGATACTCTCCAATAGATCCATGTCAGCTATTTCAGCCATGATACGCTTATAAAGCTCTCTCACACGTTGCATGTTATTTGGAAGGCTACAGAAGGCATCATGGATATGAGCCAGTTGAAACCCTTCCTGATGTGCTCTTCTGACCATCTCACGAGCAATATACCCATCAATGCTGTGTATGACATTTGGAACCAGACTTGTTCCTAGCCTGGATGAGTTATTAGCCTCGAATCGATAAGTAAACGTAGTATGATCCAGCTCATCTACTTCAATACGAGCATTTACCATGTGAGTAACTCTAACCCGTGCTACATGTCCATCTGGAAGAGTCCATACATGCTGTAAAGCATTAGGGTTCCAGTAATCATTGATCGTATCTTTAACTGCTTCTGCTCCTTCAAAACTCTCACTCAATACGGTATAAAATGCAGTTTCTTGCTCTGTATTTAACGTATCTTGCCTAGTTTTGTTGTAGTAATGAGTCATTACAGGCTTTTTAACTAAAGATCTGATTACATGATGTTTAGGTGCCAGTAATTGATTCATAGCTATAGCTACTTCTTGATAGACATCCTCTCTATGCCCTGTATTTATCAGGTTCACATGTCGAGCAGTCTTCTTACAACCACTGAGAGCAGCCATAATTTGTAAGCCAGAAGCAGTGGCATCTAAGAACATTATATGTCCTGAAGGCTCACCAGCTTCAGTCTTACGAAGAGCTTTTACAGCTTTGAGGTACAAAAGTGATTCATCAGCATTTTCTACTAAGTTTTCTAACTCATTATGATGCTCATGAAACCACATTAATCGATCAATCCATGATACTTTGTCTAAACCAAAACAATTAGCAATATCTATTCTCAACATATCTAAACCATTGAATACACTGTTCATTTTTATCTCCAGGAATAAATGTCAGGACGGTAAGTAGTTCCATTTATCAATGCTTCAAGCTTGTAATACTTTTCTTTATAGCTCTGGAGTGTATCCATAGCCTCTTGCACAGTCAGATGAAGAAAATCATCATGATCTACATTGAGATGTAAAGAATTGTAATACCCTAGCGTGATGTATGAGCCATCATGGAGAGTAACAACCAGACAAATAACGCCTGATGTACCCCCCATAAATTTCTCACTCATTTCATATGAATCTACTCGTTTGGTATAACGACTTTTGTTGACAGGTAAGCATTTCATGCTGGTTCACTGATCTTTCCAGCGTATTGCACGAACTCATGAAATGATGTGAATACCAAGATCTGACGACCACTATCAAGCACAGCATTGATAGATTCTCTCTCAGTTTCACGGATGAACTTCATGTGGATACTGCGTTGTCTGACTAAGTCAGTGTGATATGCCCAGCCATAGGCATTACGACATTGCTTCTGAAGTATTGCTAATGTGTCTTTTCTACGCCCATTGGCATGATAGGCAAGAATCTTATTCTCATATTTGTCATAACAAACTAAGTCATGAATGGATACTTTCTCAAGTTCCTGGTACTCCTTCACTAGTTGTTTCACTGGCTATTACTCCTTCAACGTAGGATTTAATGGTTTCACAATGACATCGCCTGGGTGCACAAAAGCATCCCAGATTGACATCCCCTTTCTTGGCTTTACTGATTATTTCCCATATTGCATGGTGGAACTCCCTGTTCTCAGGTGATATGTCTTTGATTTTAGTATCAAAATATTTCTGATACCTATCGCAGACATAGTCTCTTTCAGCATCACTGCTGCCATGCATGGGGTATGGATTACCTAATGGAGAACCTCGACCACAATAAATATGATCTGGCTCAATTACCTTGTTGACCACTGTAATCACTGGATTAGCTCCTTTTTAGCAAAGTTGAGAATGGCTTTCTTGTACTCAGTACCTTGAAGATTACAATGATAACCCTGGCTGTACATCCTACCTCGTTTGTCATATTTCCAAACAAAATAGAACTTATTGCCATGAGATCTCAGCTCGTCATACACAATTAGGGATTCCTGGCACATAGCTTCAAACTGAACCACTTTATCTTGAGTATCCAGATCCTTTTTGGATTTCTCTTCATAAACCACCATATCATTGATGCTCCAAGCTATTCCTTGAAGAATATTCAATACATCGAGTGCTTGTTGATCATCATGGTGATTAATAAAACCCAGTATTACTGATCCAGACCCCTGAATATGTCCTCCATTGCTATTTTTCGTCCACGGTAGAGGCTTACATATCATTGGTGGTAGATATTTAGTCTGTTTGATCAAAGCTTCTGTATGGGCTTCTAAGGCGTAATTAGAGCGAATTCCCAATGTCCCTGTCTCATTTACACTATTTGAGCTGTGATAAATGTCGAAAACATTGGAAATTGTACATACAGCCAGTAATTCAGCTGCAGTTTTAATCCCATCTAATAACAAATCATAACCAAGATTTTGTGCTATTTGTGTAGCAACTGCTTGAAATGGCATGATTTCTTTTACTGGGAGTACAGCTATCAATATCTCGAGAGCTAATTCTTCATCAGTGACCGTAAGCTTGTTAATTCGTACATTTTTGGATGCATAATAACTTTGTTTACGATAAATATTAATATAATCAGTTAGATAACCTATTATTTGTGCACCGTTCTCCAAATCAGTAATGATGTGTGATCGGATGTCTTTTTTAGAATACTTATTTTCTGCTGCGACTTGTAATGAATACATGATATTACTCCTGGCTTAGTTCTATCTGAGCTGTATAAATATTGGTTCTATCTGAGCAAAATAAGACGGGAACACCGGACTACGTCCGATGCTCCCTGTCTTTTACTCTGCTGTTGCTTCAGCAGTTTCACCAGTTTCTGGCGCATCTTCAGTTTCATCGAAGATAGCCTTGATGCCTTTGGCATCAACAGGTGTCTTAGGCTTGAATTTACGCAATTCAGCCAATTGCAGAACCTTCTGCATACGTTTTGGATCAACCAACAGATCGATGGTTTCCTGATCAAGCTTATCGGAAATCACCAAATGGCCTACATACTCTTCATTGTAATGAATCGTGTAGCCCTTATTCTGTTGAAACTGATTCCCCTGACTGTTGTTATTAAACGCCATATTTCTTTCTCCAAATTAGCTAATTAATGGGAAAATCCCATGATCTAGGACAATCTTTTGACTTTATGTTTTAGGCTGAAGTACAGGAGAGAAGCCAGAAAGGAGAGATCACTCAAATGGTAATTCGAGCCGAAGAAATGCATTTTCGCGCCGAAAATGTCATTTCGAGGATAGTTCTATTCAAGCGTGTAGTTCTGTCTATTCGAGCGTGTATTCTATGTATTCGAGAGTGTGTTGAGGGATAGGAGAAGTTGTTTATTTAGGGAATTTGTCGACTACTCGCACCAGGCCAGATCCCAGAGATGACCCTTGAAGTGCACGAGAGGCTTTCTTTGCAAGGTTAATTGATTCATGGCTCTCAATAGAGCCTGTGCTTAAGGTTTTGATACTACGACCTTTACGAAGATATTCAGTGTCTTTCATGATAAGTCCTTGATTACATTAGTTATTGGAGAAGTGTGTAAAGTTTTACCTTTACAATAGAATTAGGTGCTGTCTCTCCAGCTGTCACCCCCTGACTCTGGTTTCCCAGAACCCTCCTCAAATGTAGCCAGCCATTCAAGGTTTGTTATTGCCGAGGTTAGCGTAGTTCCCACGGAGAAATTATGCTTGGCTGGTCGTCATCGCTGTAGCCTGTTGATTCAGGAACCTTTATAACGGGATTGATCTGATACCCGTGACCATTCACCCTATTGAGTGCCAAGACTTCAGAGCTTCCCACCCCATATGGATGATTTTAATAAGATCATCGATGCACCGTCATCGAGAAATCCAGTTATGTCCACTGGAGGACAATACCCTGGTGAGGGTTAATCAGTACTTCTGCGAGTTTGGGTTCGAACTCTTGGATCTACCCAATCACTCATATCAGTAGGTGGCCTGTATTTCTTACTTTTTGTAATTAAATATAAGCCAGCTATTGCAATGATAGCTCCCAATATGGGCATGATGTACTCGAGCATAATATCTCTCCCTTTGCCTGTTATTACTAACGATGGCTGAATTTACCACCTTTTTTCTTTCGTTTCATATTGTTCTGAAAGAATTGTACTGGAGCAGCAAGCTTACGCTTGAAGCCCCTCTTCTTAGGTTGATGTTTGAAGTTCAAGGACATCTGGTATCTCAATGGCTCAGTGAGTGTCTCTATGATGCTCATACCATGATACCTGCCTATTCTCCCTGACCTGGCACCACCATAAAACTGCATGATTGATTTACCAAAGACCAACGTATCTAGGAAATGACTAGCTACTTTCTGTTCAATATCAGCTAAATCAATACCAATGAGTACAGGCTTCTCTCCTGTTAGGAGACAGTACATGCGTTCTTCTTTGTCATGTTGATCTAATAAGTTTAGTTGTTTCATGTACTTAGCTCTGCTTATATCTCTTTAGAGATAGATGAGTATACCCACAAAGAGATAGTACTAAAGGGATAGGAATACCCCTGTTTATATCTCTTCATGGATATTGTGATTACAGCTGTCCATCAGATAGGCTGAACACCGAGCCACCTGAACCGAGTTTGTATTAACTCACAAGGATGTTTAGAAGATGCAGATGTCCTTACTTAAACGGTCATAAGCAGTAGGCTTATCAACACGGAATAAGTTGGAGTATGCAACCAGTAATGCATTCATCTCATCACCAATTACGTTATTACCTGCAGTATCTACTGCCAATTGAGTAGATAGCATTTTATAGCGAGCAGCCATATTAGTATGTGAGTCTTGATGTAATTCATCAACACAAGTGTTAGCTAACATAGTGATACCTCCTATTACAAAGTAAGTACTGGTATGAAGAAGTAGTAGTACTTGTCCTGGATTATATACTACTTCTTACGAATTTCTATCTATTCACAGTAATAGTTCTTTCTATCTGCTTGAAAGGGTTAAAAAAAGCCCTCGGAAGAGGGCTTGTTGGTTAATCAGTCAGCTTGGTATTTCAGGAACATTGGTAGTTCGTTCTCTGATTTGATGAGGCTTATCTCGGTTGCACCTTCTCGCTTTAAGCGATTGATGTACTCAACATAGCCTTCATCAGTGAACTCAGCAGCAACTACTGGTACAAGATCTCCATTCCAGCCTGACTTATAAGATCCACTGTAGAAGGCCATGATTACTCCTCCTCTCCACCAAACACAGAGTCCTGACACTTCTGGCACATACCAGAGATCTCATACTCACGCTTGGATAGAGCATCAGTGAAGTGAATTGCAGCCATACCACACATCACACAGTTATCCTCTGTGATGGACTCTCTACGATCTATATCAAACAGATCGATTAAGGTCTGCTCGATTCCTTCTGACTTATCGCTTGGATTAGCCATTTGACACCTCCTGAGATAGCTCACAACGGTTAAACAACTGAAGTGGAGTGACAGTCTCACCAGTTTCCTCATTGGTAAGTTCTACACTGTCTCCACAAGATGGACAGAACTCTGCCCAGAAAGACCCACCGTTAAGCACTAGCATTTTAGTGCCACCTTCAGGTCTACGGACATCACAGAATGTACAGTGATCAGCCATGATTAAGATCTCCTTTATCGGGAATGGTTAGAAATACATTGGGATAGTCAGTCTTGAAACCTTCCCAAAAGTTATGTTTTGCTGCTCTCCATGAATCACCATAGCCTGAATGAACACTGGCTATATGGGCTTCATCTTCTTTACTTACGATATGTTCTACTGTTACCCAGAATGTTCCGTTTACTACTGTGAACTTCATGGGATTTGACTTAGCTGAATGCATAGCCATTGGACACCTCCTCGGTGATTAAATGAATGAATAATTCCATTGACTTAGACAAGCTTTTGATTGTTAGTAGCTATTGATATGTAGGAGTATTGAGAACTAGATAGGTCTTATAATCTCTATCTTGGGTTTAGTGTAAGTGTAGAGTGTAAAAGGGGTAACCTGCACCGTTATGGTACAGGCTCCCTATGGACTACTTAGATTCAGCCTTGACTCTCTTCTTGAAAGCCTTAAGTCTTTGCTCAAGCTTATACTTCTGCTCCTCGTGCTCGATCTCAGCTTCCATGATGGAAGTCTTATTGCTGATGGTGAGCAGGTTGTCTGCATGACCAATTTGTTTATTGAGTAGAGCGACTGAGTTTTCTACTGACTCGAAGCCAGAGCATACTGCATTGCTTGTTGATCTCATCATACCCATGATGTTTCTCCTATAGGTTAGGTATTAATAACTAAGTTATGGACACACACATGTATCCATTGACTGAGACAGGCTGTTGACTGTAAGGGGATTAAAAAGATAGTTTTTATTGAACTGATGGGGGGGTACTTTCGGATTTGGGACTTCCAGTAACAGTTACTGCCTTCATAAGTAAATTATAAAATTTTCCCAAATGCGAATGATATTAGAAAATTAGTATATTAGAGTTTCTGTATGTGCACATGAGAGTGAAATTTTTTGGAAGAGGAATTCAACGTAAACTATCTATTGGGTTTTTCTCCTTGGATCAATGCGACTGCGAGGGGTAGGGCGTAGCCCGTACCCGAAGCAGGAGCTATTGTTAATATATTTACTTAATGCAGTCTTAATGCTATATATTATTTTTAAATAATAACTGGAGATATTTTCGATGAGTGATGATCCGTGGAAACATCGTAGTGAGGGAATGCTTTGTAAGAGCTGCATGTGGTTTGTGGTTAAAGAGATGATCCAGGAGAAAGATAAACCTGAATCTATTGAGGCACGGGTTGGTAGGTGCCGGAAACATGCTCCCAGTATGGAAGGTTATCCAGTGGTATTTGCTCATGATTGGTGTGGTGATCATAAATTGAATGAGAATGCTGGTAAGAAGACTATTCCATTTACTACGCCCCAGAATATGCAACGGACAGCTGAACATGCTACTGGTCAACATTTTGACAGTAAGCCAGCTAAAGCATAACCGTCTTGCAGGGGAGTGAAACGGATAACCTTAAATCACGCTCGGATCATCCCCGAGAAATAGTAGGTTCGACTCCTACACCTGCATCCATTTTATTATCAGGGGATATGGATATTCCTGAAGTTACAGAATTAGATGATTATTCAGAAGTTGAACCAGGAACAGACAATTTTGGGGAATTAGATACTTTCCCAGATATTTTTGATAAAGATTTGGAGGATTGAGTTATGGCGCATAGCCCTAAAAAAATATTTACAGATTTATATTCAGATCGAAATGCTCAGGGTTGGTCAAAATACGCAGCTGATTATTGGACTACCCATGCACTTAAAGTAATTTATGGTAGTTATGGTGATGTTGTTTCAGTTAATGCCAAGAATAAGGATTTATTGAAGTTTGGTAGAAATGAGAATGTAGGCACAAGTGAAGCCTGTCTTGCTCATATGGTGGGGTCAGAGCTACATGAAACATATGTGAGTTCTAATATAATTAATTCTATTATTTCCAGTAATAATGGTGATGACCAGGAAGTAAAAATTGAAGGTCATACAGTTGATGGAAACGGTGATTTTACCTTTGTCGTTCAGACAGCAACTCTTAATGGACAAACTGCAGTTACTTTAGGTACTGCCCTGGCTCGTGTTACCAGATGCTATAACAATGATAGTTCTGTGATGGCAGGTGATATTTATATTACTGAGACTGATACTTATTCAGTTGGGGTTCCAGATACTGATGCCAAGGTTCATTTAAAAATTCTTGCTGGGCAACAACAGAGTGAAAAAGCTGAAACTACTATTTCTAAAGATGATTATTGGATAGTTACTGGTTTTTATGGAGATTTGCTGAATAAAACTGCTGCATTTGCCGAAGTAGACTTACAAATAAGAAATAAAGGAAAAGTGCATAGAACTGTGATTGATATTGGTGTATCAGACGGATCAAGAGGGGAACATGAATTTAAACCATATTTAATTGTTCCTTCTAATTCTGATATTCGTTTAGTGTCAGTAGCATCAGCTTCAAGTACAGATGTATCAGGTGGTATTCAGGGGATATTAGCTTCAAAAATGGCTTAATATTTAATTGGAGTATTACAATGATTAAAACTCTTATCATAAGTGTCATATTTGCAATGGGAGTAGCATGTGAGCCAAAGAAGCCTTGGGCTGCAGAGAAGGATTATCAAGTTTCCCACTGTATAGGGGCAGTGGAATTTGTTTTACCTGATCGAACCAGGGTTGATTGTCTGACAGATAAACATGCCATTGAGTATGATTTCGGAAAGAAGTGGGCTGAAGCAATTGGTCAGTCGTTACATTATGCAATGCACACTGGCAAACGTGCTGGGATTGTTCTAATCCTGGCTCCTGATGAAATGAGATTCTATGATCGCGCCCAGGCTGTAGTTGAGCATTATGGAATGCCGATTGATATTCAAGTGATTTCTAAATGACTGATTTATTCGACCCTTCGTTTACTCAGGTTGGAAAAGTGCCTGTTAATGATATTTTAATGTCATTAGGACAAATACCAACAGATGATCTGGATAGCTGGGAGCGTAATACTTATAGACAAGATACGTTTCGAACACATATTGCGACTAAATCTATTATTTTAAAGATGGATGATAAAATTGATAAGGAGTTATGGGATTACTTTTTTCCAGTACTTGAACCAGTATTTGATGCTGCTGCGAAGAGTAGAAAATATAAAATATGGAGATGCTTATTTGCACGGTTAAATCCAAAAAGTGGTATTCCGATACATACCGATAATGGTGATGAAGTATTTGAAGTAGCTGCTCGTCATCATGTAGCAATTAGTACAAATCGAAATGTAGAATTTTTTTGTGGGGGAGAAACAATTTATATGGCACCAGGCGAAATTTGGATTATTAATAATAGATCTCCTCATGCTGTTAATAATCATAGCCCGTTTAATCGAATTCATTTAATTTTTGATATGGAGTTTTTAGATGAAAAAGCGTAGACAGAAAAAAATGCAGAAGAAAACCCGTACTAACGGGCAAGGGCAAGGGATTTCTGTAACAGGGAACCCTACTTTCCCAGGAGTTCCTGTTTTTAATATGAAGGGACGCTGGGCTAGTACTACGAATCTGCAGCTGGCGTTATCAAATGGGTATATTGGTGAAGCTCACTGGTATCCAGATATGGTAGCGTATTCTGTTAAATACGCATTGTATGGTACGACAATGAGAATGATTAAGGCTATTTATTATGGTACGCCTGATGATTATTTAAAGAAATTATTTAGTATTAAGGATTAATCATGAATGCAGTTATAAATACAGTTCCTGCACCAATTGAACCAATTACGATTGATCAGTTTAAGCAGGTATTGCCAAAGAAAGCTAAGACTAAGTTAACTTCCGAAATGGTAGATAATATTAATAAGCTTTTAGTTGATCAGCAGCTGCGAGAAAATTTTAGAGAGAATTTACTTAGCTATACAGGTGTGATGGCTGAAGGGAGATATAAACTTCAGGATTATATTAATGCAGTTCGATATGTGAGTTATAAGTTGCTTGGAGCTGCAAATATTGAAGCATATGCCAAAACATTCCCTGATCGTTATCAACGTCTGGTTAATGAAAATGCCGACCAGAAAACAATGGCGAGTTATTCTACCGCCTATAATAAAACTCAGCTTGTTAATAAAATTATGGAACAAACATTGGTGCCAAGCCATGTGCTGAATGCTGATGTTTACCAGAAGGCAATAAATGTTCAGGCAGAATTAATGGTGACAGCTAATAGTGAAAAAGTTCGAACTGATGCTGCAAATAGTTTACTTAATCATTTGAAAATGCCGGAGGTAACTAAAATTGAAATGGATATTGGCGTTAAGCAAGATAAGAGCATTGATGACCTTCGGGCTTCAACCCTGGAGCTGGTGGCCGTTCAAAAGAAAATTATTGAAGCAGGAGTGCAAACAGCCGAAGAAGTCGCTCAAAGCAAACTCGTAATCGAGCATGATTCCAGTGAGTGATTTAGCAGAAGAAGATCATCCAGCAGGTAAGCCAATTGAGGAATACCTCAATGAGATCGATTACACGGAAGATAAGAATTATATTCCTAGTGACTTCGCACTAGAGTTTATTAATTTTATCAAACTCGTAAATGGAGCAGATGGGGAAGAAAACAAAACTCCTGTGCTTCATTACCGTATGTTAGATCAAGTACGAGGAAGACGACAAAATATTTGCAATATGTTGTTCCGTGGTAGTGCAAAGACCACTTTACTTGGTGAGTATTTGTTCCTGTACATAGCTGTGTATGGAGCCATCCCTGGATTCGGAAAGGTGCCTCTGGCGATTTATGTATCCGATTCTATTGAGAATGGTGTCAAGAATATGCGTAAGAATCTGGAATTTCGCTGGGAGAACAGTGAATTCCTGCAGAGGTATATTCCTGAGATCCGATTCACTGATGTACGCTGGGAGTTCAAGAATATTGATGGAAACGTATTTATTGTTAAGGGGTATGGTGCCAAGACCGGAGTTCGTGGTACGAAAGAGCTTGGTGTACGTCCGAACCTGGCACTTCTTGATGATCTGGTTTCTGATGAGGATGCCCGATCAGATACCGTTATTGCCTCGATTGAGGATACGGTTTATAAAGCAATCGATTACGCGCTCCATCCTACGAATTTCAAAGTAATTTGGTCAGGTACTCCGTTTAATGCTCGTGACCCCCTGTACAAAGCAGTGGAATCAGGGGCTTGGTACGTCAATGTTTATCCCGTTTGTGAGCAATTTCCGTGCAAAAAAGAAGAGTTTAAGGGTGCCTGGGAAGATCGATTTACCTACCAATATGTACAGGATAAGTACACCAAAGCCCTGAAAGCGGGCAAAATCGACACATTTAACCAAGAATTGATGCTCAGAATCATGTCTGACGAAGATAGAATCATTCTGGATGGCGATATTATCTGGTACAAACGAGCAAATGTGCTGGATCATAAGCAAAGATTCAATTTCTACATTACCACTGATTTTGCCACTTCTGAGAAAAATTCCAGCGATTTCAGTGTGATAAGTGTCTGGGCATACAATAATGCTGGTGATTGGCTCTGGGTTGATGGTATCTGTGCCCGCCAACTCATGGATAAGAATATTGATGATTTATTCCGTTTGGTTCAGATCTATAAACCAATGGAGGTCGGAATCGAGGTATCTGGACAACAGGCTGGATTCATCCCCTGGGTTCAGAATGAAATGATGACTCGGAATTCATATTTTAATCTAGCGTCCGATAACAATAGTCGGAAGCCAGGAATTCGCCCAAATACCAATAAAATGCAACGATTCAATGTTGTTGTTCCTTGGTTCAAAACCAGAAAGATCTGGTTTCCCGAGGATATGAAAGCTGATCCAGTTATTGTAGAATTTATGAATGAGATTACCTTAGCGAGTGTAAGAGGTTTCAAATCAAAGCATGATGATTGTATTGACACCATCTCTCAATTAGCTAATCTACAACCGTGGAAGCCAAGTGAAGATACACCTTCTCTAAAAGACTCCGCCCTCGACCTGTGGGACGATCATGAAGAAAATGATCCTGACAGGATAGATTCATACATCGTTTAGCTGGATAAACAGCTATATTATGTATATTCTTTATGGAAATAAACGTGGGGTCTTACTATGTATTTATCCGAGATATTTGAGTACCTAACGCATGGCGAATTAGCCCAGATGAATCTAGGTGGTGGTGGAGCTGACGAAATAGGAATAGACCCTGCTAATTACCCAAAAATAATTACAAATATCAATTTAGCGATGGTTGAATTACATAAACGCTTTCCCATCAAACAAAATGAAATAGATTTACAATTATATTCTCATATCACTGATTACCGATTAACTTCTGCATTTGCTGAAACAAATACTGCTTCAGCAGAACCATATAAATATATCCAGGATTATCAATTACGAGAACCATTTAAGGATGATGTTATATTAATACGTCATGTTTACGATGAGGCTGGTGATGAATTTCCTTTAAATGATTTAAATAACACTCTCTCTCTTTACACTCCTGAGCATAATATACTTCAAGTCCCATTTCCTGATAATGAAAATACATTAAATGTTATTTATCGTGCTGGTCCCGTTAAAATTAATCATATTGGTTTTAGTGAACCAGAAAAACAATGGGTTAATTTAACTGATCAATTTCTTGAACCGTTATGTTCATATGTAGCTCACAGAATTTTTTCATCATTAAATCTAGGTGAAGGGAATGCCGAGGCCAATTCCTATTATCAAAAATTTAATGATGCTTGTGATCGTATAGAAGAACTTGGTTTATATGTTGCAGATTCAAATCAAAATACGCATTTTGACGATTTTGGAGAAAGCGAATGGCCTTAATAAATAAACGAGTTAGTTGTAATAGCATTATTAGTAAAAACCTTAATGATGCTTATGCAACTGTAGAAATAGTTGCGAATGATATTGAGAATGTAAATACTGTTGCTGCTGCAATTATCAGCGGGGAAATTAATCCTTTATATTATACCCAGGATGCAGCTGATGCTTTATTTGCAACACTTGCTGATACTTATTCCCGTTCAGAACTTGAAAATACATTTGCTACTGTTTTAAATTTTAATACCACTGGTATTCGAGATAATGCTACTGAAACTTCATTAATTTTAAATGGCCTTAATAATATGGGGCTTCATGCTTTAGGGGTTGGCTTTGATCCAAAATATGCTGTATTTGAATTTGGAGATGTTGGTAGTTTATACGGAACAAAACCAGCTGAAGCAGCTAATGAAGTTGTTCTTGCACAAAATTACTATGAAACGATTTCTGGGCCAGAACATCAGTTGTTTGGTCATGGATCTCGTATTGAGCAAGCTGATGGCATTATTAATTTTTGGCTTCATCCAAAAGAAAATATTGTTTCAATAAGCGCACTTACTCCTGGTGTTAAATATTTTATTCAAGATATTGGTGATAGTGACTTTACCTTGATTGGTGCCTCTGTAAATGTGAATGAAACAAAATTTACAGCAACGGGTCCAGGAATCGGTACAGGTACTGCAGTAGCAGCAGCTGTTACTAATAACACTTTAGGTATACAAATTTTAGCAACTGGCTCAGTTGCAATTCCACTTTTACAATATACCGATACATATGGTGAATTAAATTCATTATTTATAAATGATGCAATTAACGAAATGTTTATTCGTTATGCTGATCCAGCAATTGTTTACCCAACTTCAGGTGCTTCATTAATTGGTGTTGAGGATTTTGCAGGAAACTTTGCGAATGACACAGTAGAACTAATCCTGGCTGAAATTGTTGAAGATTATGCTTTTACTGGGGCAGGATACGGTGCAAGTAAAATTGGTATCGAAGATGTTGGGGGTAATTATGCTTCTGATGATGTTGAAGGAGCATTAGCTGAACTTGGTGGTGATTTTGTAGATTTGGATTCAGCCCAAACTATTGCTGGTGAAAAAACATTTAATGATCATATGGTATTAATGGATACATTAAGCCAACATCGAGGAATAGATGTAGATTCAGCTACAATTTTAAATTTACCTGAAGGTAACTATTTTGAAATTGATGGCACTATTGATATTGAAGAAATTGGAGCAGTTCATGCAGGTACAGTAGTTAAATTACATTTTCATGAACCATTAAATATTATTCATGATCTTAATAAAATTACATGTCCTGGGTATCAGGATTTAAATATCTTAGCTGAAGATGAACTCGAACTTACTGAATATGAATTAGGTAAGTGGCGTGTAACTGGATACGTTAGTCAGGTAAGTGCTGCAGTTACTCAATCACAAAATATTTCAGATATTTTTTCTGATTATGGTGATGAATCAGATGGAGCAATGTACTTATCTGTAGATCAGACTCTTAGTGAATATATTTATCAATGTTCAACTTTTGAAATTGCTCCATTAAAAACTATTACAGTTGATACTCCTTGGGTAATCATTAAAGCTACACAAACCATAACTATTGATGGTTCATTACTCTCTCGTGGCGAAGATATAGATATTGGTTCTATTTCTCAATTTGGTACTCAAGGGGATGGTATGAGTGGTGGTGGTGGCGGAGGAGGCGGAGGTGGTAGTGGTCTGTATGTTACTGGGTATTATGGTTATCCATTTTGGGCATCTGGTTATGTTGGTGGTCAAGGCAATATAACCTTTATGATTGATTTAACAGCTTCAGGTGGTCCAGGTGGAGTAGGTAATGTTGGTGTTACAGGATCTACTGGTATTTCTCCTTCAGTAAAACGTATTGGTATTCTTGAAAAATTCCTTTATCCAGCTTTAGGTGTAAATGCAAAAGGTGGGCAAGGTGGAACAGGTGGTGAGATATGGGCAAATGGTAAAGTAGGTGGTCTTGGTGGATATGGAGGAGGGATTATTATTCTACACGCTCCAGAAATTATAATTGAAACTTCTGGAACAATTGATGTTAGTGGAGAAGCTGGCCTACCTGGAGAAGCTGGAGTTACTAATCAAGGTGGTGGGGGTGGTGGTGGAGGTGGTGCTGGTGGACAAATACTTGCCATTACTCCAAATCTTAATGCTATGGGGTTTTTAAATGTAAATGGTGGATTAGGCGGTTCAGGAGGATTAGATGGTGGTAGTAGTTCTTGGGCTGGTGGTAATGGAGGCAATGGTGCTAATGGGTATCTTAAAGTCATTAATCCTTTCGACTAACGGAGTAAAAAATGAAAAATAAGTTTATTATAAAAAGTAAAGCAACAGGTGAAATTGTAAATACGCTCCTTGGTGGGAAAAAAACACCTGAGTCTGTTTTAGCAGCAGCTGGATATAACCCAGCGCAATTTGAGTGTTTTATTGAAGAAATTGTAATTCCAAATATAAAACCTGAAGATAAATTAGAGAAAAAATTAAAGGGACCTCTCCGAGAAGCTAAAGGACATCTTGAAGTAGATGAAATGGGATACTTTGGTAATGTTTGGATACGAAAATTATATTTTCCTAAACGAGAAACAATTCATGATGGACACACACATAATCATGACCATGTTTCGTTATTAGCAACTGGATCAGTTCTTGTTGAAGTTGAAGGAGAAACCCCTACTAAATTTACAGCACCTACATTTATTGTTATTCATGCTGAGAAAGAGCATAAAATAACAGCATTACAAGATGATACACTTTGGTTTTGTATTTTTGCAATGAAAGATGAAAATATGGATTTAGTTGATCACTTTGCTAATAACAACTCACCTATAAAAGAAATCCAGGGACAGACAGCTTTACATCAACGAGTTTTAAATAAAAGAGATGCAGAAGCTAACCCTAAAAAGTAACGAGGATAGTATCCCATGAGTCTAAAGAAAACTATTGATAATGCAGGTGCTAATGTAAGTAATTACATTAATACATCCTATGATGTTGTTAAGTTAGTATCTGATAACATTGAAGCAGTTAAAACAGTAGCTGAGTGTATCGATACGTTAGGATGCAATGTTTCTTATACTCGTCAAGAATCCAATGACATCTTTGCAACTATTGTTTATGTAGATGAACAAATAGCATTAAGTGCTGGTTTGTGGTCACAAAACATAAATGATATTTACTATACCACTGGAAATGTTGGGATAGGTACAGCTAATCCTGAAGGATTACTACATCTCTATTCCGGTGATGCTGGTACATTTACTGTTCCTGCTGAAGCAGATGAATTAGTAATTGAAGGAAGTGGTAATGTAGGAATATTCCTTAGAGGTGGAACTGGTTTTAATGAAGCAACTGGTCTTTATTTTTATAGTGCTAATAACTTCATTAGGTTACGAGGCAATGGTGAGGGAGCTGATCTTGAAATAGGTGCCAATGATGGTGCAGTTGCAATATTTGAAGGTTCAAATCTCACATTTGAATCTACTTATTATGGTTACGTTCAAATTGGTACACCCAGTTTAGGATTTGCTGGTGTTGAAGGCGCAGGTAACTTAATGATCGAGAGCCGATTATATGTAATCGGTGGGGAAATTGTATTAGGTGATCATGGTACTCCTGATGATTGGCATAGTGGTTGGAGAGCTATTGAAATCGGAGAGAATGCTAGTCTCTCAGCATCTAAGACATCAGGTGTTATGGATCTGGCTAATAACTTTTGGAATTCTGGTACTAATCAAGATTCATATCAAAATGATGGTTATGCATCAGCAATTCATTTTGAACCAGCAGCTGGAACAATAACAATTCGTACAGCTCCTAGTGGTTTAGAAGACGATGAAATTTTCTGGGTCGACCAGATGCAATTCTCTTCTTCAGGTGTTACTGGTGCATCAATTCTTGATGAAGATACGATGGTATCGAATTCAGCATTCCATTTAGCTACCCAACAATCTATTCGCGCATATGTATTAGCTCAAGCTGGTTCATCTCCTTGGGTCGCAGTTAGTAATGATATTTATTATGACTTAGGTAGTGTTGCGATTGGTAAAACTACTTTTGCTGGATGGTCAGCTACTTGGGGTAGTCTTGAAGTAGGCGCAACTGGTGCAATTGCTAATGGTTCTGGAATTACCATAGTTGGTGAAAAAACTTATTGGAATGCAGGATATAAATATATAACTGCTGATGTTGCATCAATACTTAGTGTTACAAATGGAACTGTAACAATTGCTACAGCAACAGCAGGAGCAGCACCAGGCGATCCTATATCGTGGAATGTAGCATTAACTGTTCTTACTTCTGGTCACTTACAACTTGATTCTGGTTTATTACAAATAGCAGAGACTGCTGCTGCTGTAGGTGCTGCAGGTTATGGGCAAATTTGGGTAAAAGATGATGCTCCTACTACCTTATGGTATACCGATGATGATGGTACAGATTTCATGATTGGTGGGTTAGGTGCAAGTGGTATTTGGACACAAGCAGTTAATGATATTTATTATACTCTTGGTAATGTCAGTATAGGCACAACAGAAGTTACTCGTGCTAATTTACATGTTAGTAGTGGTGATTCAACTCTTGCTGCTTCACTAACTTCAGGCTTTAATGAATTCATGGTTGAAAGTGCTAATGATGCTGGTATGACAATTATGAGTCCCAATACAGGAATTGGTGGTATTGCCTTCGGAGATCCAGACAATAGATCAATTGGACGACTTGAATATGATCATGCAACTGATTATTTATCTATTTGGGTAAATAATGCTGTATCAGCTGTTTTTGAAGATACAGGAAAATTAAATTTAAATAGTGCAGTTAATCCTGCACTAGAAATCTTTCAAAAAGGTGCTTCAAGTTTTGCAGGACCAGGTGGTGAATTTTGGGTAAAAAATACTTTTCCAAGTGAAGCATTCTTTACTGATTCAGCAGGAGCTGATTTTCTATTAAACCTAAGTCCTGCCGAACAATTTGTTTATGGCAAGGTAAGACTTGCAGGTATTTTTGATATATATGGAAATAATGATCCTTTAACTAGTGGTGAACAAGATAATGTTGTAACTGCTGGTGTGTTAGCTTCACTAGGAGCTAGTCGTTATAAACATATGGTTGCAGGTGTCAATATTAATAATGTAACAGCAATGACTACATTATCTGACTTAATTTTAAGTATTGAAGGACAAAATAAATACGCTGTAGAAGTTGTATTCCGAATGCGATCAGATTCTGTTTCAGCTTGTGGTGTAAAAGCACAGGTAGATTTTGCTACATCACAAGGAGTTGGGACATGGACATGGATTAGTGGAAATAATTATACTGTTCATACGATTGTTAATAATAATATTGCTAGTTTCCAACCAACTGAAATTGAATATACTAAT